TATTAGACATAAAATATAATATTACTTATCAATTAAGAGGTAATTTCATTGAAATCTGAACCAGAACGTGTAGCCACAAAATCAGCTAATATAAATTCTGCAGTGCGTACTGGTTGAATATAAATTGCTATCTTCAATGTATTGTCATCAACAACGTCTGGCGTGTTATTACGTTCATCGCAAATAATACGGAAGTCATATAAACCATCACTATTCTTGGCCTGATTAAATAATGGCAATAAAGAATTTACCAAACGCAAACGAGTTGTATAAGTATTGCCTTCAAATACATAGTACCTCAAGAGTCACTGTACCACTTTTTCTAAGGTTAAGAACAATCTACGCACATTAATTCTATCAAACGCAGATGGCTTATTAAAGAGGGTCTTTTGTCCGAAAATAACATATCCATCTCCTGGAAAGTAAGCTACTGGATTGATATTAATTTTGTACAACAAGTCTCGATGTTTTTGTGTAGGATTAATAGCAATATCTGTTATACCCGTTAAAGTGCCTCTAGCAAATCCAGCCGGGGCACTCCAAGGATAATTGGTTGCTGAAGACAACGCAATATCTGCTGCTACAAATCCAGACATAGGAATCCATACATAATTGTTAGAATCAGTACCAGAGACTTTTGCCCAATTACCATAGGTTGCTCCATAGCTAGTCACAATGTTTCCGTATAGATTTTTAAGAGCCCAAAAAATGTCTGTAGAAAAATTATAGCCAGCTTTTTTAGTTGCTTTGACATTTGGACCATCTGGCCCATTTAAGAAAATGTAACGCAACGGATCTGCAATAAACATATGGTCTTTACGGGTTTTTTCTGCAAAGGTAGCCATCTGAGATACAATTGACACATAATCATCTTTTAACACACTACTAAAAGTTGTAATATCTTGATTAAATAACGCAGTCAATTCTGTTGATGGAACTGGTTGAGTTGTATCAAAATATAAACCACTATAACCAGAATTTATAGTTTGGTAAATTCTTTCTCTACTTCTTGCTCCGGCGTAAATAGTGCCAAGACCCGCTTCTGCGAAAAGATCTAATTCTGTATCTAGATCATCTAATCGGTTTAATACTCTTCTTAATTTGTCCGGAACATTACCAAGTTCTTGTCCTACGTCTTGGCTCTGAACAAAAGTTCCAACTGCGTATATGTTTTTAGCTTCAGGGTTTAGTCTGACAGTTTTTACTACATTACCAGAACCATCTAACCAATTATTACTATTAGTAATCCACGGATTGACTATCATCTTAATGTCTGAAGATTCTAGATTAGTTATCTTTTCTAGGGAGAAAGAAACTGGAGCCCCTCCCTTTTGATTGTTTTGTGTTCTTCCAGAATATAAAGAACCCGTGTGTCCTTCTTGAATTATGTAATCCAACTTAATAGTATCTTGTCCGTAAGTGGAAGTTCTTATTTTAAACAACATTAAGGTCAAACTATCATTGTAAGTTGATGAACCAAAATCTGACAAAAGAGGAAATTGTTCAATAGCTTGAGAAATACTAGTTCCACCTTCTGTAGAAGTGCTGGATAACTTGAAACTTAAACGAGAAGCTGGTATATTGGTCCAGGTCTGTATTGCACTAGTCCCACTTGTGACTGTCTTTGCACCGGTCAAGGAGTCAAAATTGGTGGCTGGGTTATTATTTGAATTGTCTGCCAGCCCGACATAATAACCTTCATATTTGTCATTAATAGTTGTTTTTGAAGAATTTACAATAACAATACCGGCATTTTTTAAATAATTTGCATTGCTTCCAGAGGTTGAAGAATACTTACTACTCCAATTTACATCATTAGTAACTAAAGAATGATATTCTTCTTCATTCAATAAGATAGAAATTGGCTGACCGATTATAAAATTATTAGCCAGTTCATAAGGCAATGCTTTTGTAGATGCTGTCTCTATATAACTAGTTAAAATGTTAACTGTAGGAGTTTCTATGGTAGCAGATAAATTTGAATAACCATTGGTATAAACTGAAGACATTGTGGTAACATCCGTAGACAATGTTATAGTTGTTACGCCTTTGAAGAAATAGTGGGAACCAGCCAAATTTTCTGTAGACATCAATGGGGTTACAGTAGAAACTTGTGTTGTATAAGTAGCTATAACCGGATAAACCAAAGCTGCATGGGTATTAGCAAAACCAGCTCCCATTCCTGAGCCGTAAGCCATTCTGGTCACTGCTAAATTAGCTGGAGATTGAGTTAAAATTTGTTTAGCTGTGTGATACAAATAACGCTCGGCTTCATTCGTGGGTAATCCAAAGGTAGATTCAAAATCAGAAACAGAAGTAATGTTGATCACTTCGTCTGTATGCCCTTGAGGAGCAAATCCAGTAATAAATACTGTGGTACCCGCTTGAGCTCTTGTGGTTAAGGATTGATCAACCTCAGAAATTTGGACGCCTGGTGATGCTATGTATCTAGTAGACATAATAAATAATATAGAGTTACTTATCCATTTTAAAGTCTCAAAAACCAATTTGAATAAGCAAACCTTTTGATAAATATCTTTATGAGTAAATTTAATAGTATCTTTCAAAAGACTTTCAGCAACATTTCTGAAGCGGCTCCAACTCCCGGCACTTCTAATTCTGCTCTCCCGAGTATAACTTCTTTATTTGCTGCCAAAAACACAGATCAGTTGTGGAAGACTAATTTTTTGAAGGCTATAAATGCTACAATTACAAATTCCAACCCAGGACAACTTCCAACATCTCTGACAGATGCAGAAAAGAAAACCTTACTAGATTTAGATGCTCATTATAATTCTGCTCAAACAACCACTACCCCAGCAACAACTTCAACAACAACCCCTGCACCTAGTAATAAACCTGTAGTTTAGGTTGTTGAATTTTTTTGACATCTTGGTTGTAAATATAAACAACATATGGGAAACAAACCCCGTTCTAAGAGCCGGCTTTTGGATGACTCTATTAAAACAGAAAAACCAAAAGATAATTCACCTCACGTCTTCCAGCGAGATAAAGTAAATTTTGATTTTACCATCAGAGAATTACCATGGACAGATAAACAAAAAGAACTTATACAAATTCTTTTAAATAAAAATACAAAATGTGTTTTTATAGAAGGCCCTGCTGGAGTTTCAAAAACTTCAACAGCAGTATATGCTGGGTTACAATTATTAAAAAACAAAAAAGCCTCTGATATTATTTTTGTTAGAAGTGCGGTAGAAAGTGCTGATAGTAAAATTGGATATCTTCCAGGAACCATTGATGAAAAATTTGAAGCTTATATGGCTCCATTCGTAGAAAAGATGGAAGAGTTCTTAGAAAACAACACCATTAAAAGATTACATACCGATAAAAGAGTTAGTGCTATGCCAGTAAACTATATAAGAGGATTGCATTGGCCAGCTAAAGTAATCATCGTAGATGAATGTCAAAATATTACTTTTCGTGAATTAGTAACCACTATTACCCGATTGGGGGAATTTTCCAAAATTATTTTTCTAGGAGATCCAAATCAATCAGATTTGCCACACGGCAAAATGGGTGGATTTAGTAAGATGTGTAAGCTTTTTTCAGACCAAGAAAGTGCTGATCACGGAGTATATCATTTTAAATTTGATAAAGAAGATATTGTGCGTTCTGAATTTGTAAAATTCGTAGTAGGAAAAATAGAGGATGGTTCACCCCATTCTCATGAAATGTTTCCCAGTAATTGATAAATATAACATGAGTGACTCAAATAACAAACCAGAATACCAGACCCTAGCTAATCGCCCAGTTGCTTGCACTTACTGCGGAAACCATGTTCAGGGTAGACTGATGGAACAGTATGATCCTCGTTCTAAACAATCCAATAAAATAATTCGTTGGAATTGTGGACGATGTGGAAATACTGTCCGTATTGGAAAACCACAAGAGTAATATGACAGATATGGATAAATTATTCCAAGAAGCACTTGGAGGACTTTGGAACAATCCAACATATGGTGGCTATAGTGATCCACCAAGAAAGGACTTTGCACCAGTCAGTAATGCTTCGGGATATGATTTTCCATACCAGAAAAATACTCCTCCTATTTTTCCACCGACAGCACCAGGTCCAGAGAATCCTATTAATATGCCGTGGCCTTTACAAACAGTTACGGCAGATTTGACAGATAGTTTTACCTATTTGTTGGCAGCTGGTAATAAAATAGAAAATTGTTTAAAATTAAATAAAAAAGTTTCTTCTAAACAAAAGAAAAAATTAAACAAACTTCTTAGTTATACTGGACAAATTTTAGGAGCTATTCAAAATTTAGACAAACAGCTTACTCTTTCTATGGATATGTCTAAAGAATTACCAGTGTCCAATCCCCACCAAGAAAGAGATCTGAATAAGGGTGAGTTTCCCTAGAACTAATGATAAATTAGTTTTAATGAAATTATTCAAATATTTTTTATCCTATAAAGACTTCTTTAAGTCTACCACTATAGTATTAACTAATTCTGGTTTGGTAGGTCTTGCCTTCACACTCTTAGACAAACCATTTTGGCCGGCTTTTATCTTAGCCACTTGCACCCAATATCTCGCATTTGGAGTTTTGGTTTCTATTGTATCACAATATCTTCAATCCAAGGTGAGATTGGCAGAATTAGATAGTCTAGAGCCATTATCTACCATCCTACAATGTGCTTCTTGTACCACTCCAAACGTAACCACCTTTGTACCAGATCAACAGGAGCGAGTAGAATTTGTATGTGATAAATGTGAGGGTAAGAATGTTGTTTCTATTAATTTTACAGTTGCTAGAGTAACAGAATTCATTGAACCTATTCAGGTATCGCAGAATATTGGCAACATGATTCCTACTCAACAATTTAAAAACTAATAATGAAAACTAAAACACAACCCACAGAAGAACTTCAATCCCCTCTAGCCTGGTGGGGTAAAACCCAAGAAAAATCTTTAACACTAGCTAAGTGGATGGCTTTTTATGAAGCAGTTAACATCATAGCAGACAAAGCAGAAGAAAGAAATATACCCTTTGAAGAGGTTAAACTTTGTCCCCTAGATATCAGAGATTATATTAATTCTACACAAGACATCTTTCTTCGCAAACTTCTAGAAGAAGATTATAAAATTCAAATTTATCACTCCGAAGAAAGTACTACAGATTTTTTAAAGGTTGATATTGTTTAATAATGACCGTATACAGACGGGTTGCTATTAGGATTATCTGTAATATAACTAAAATTTTCATTAGCAGCCTGTTCTATTACATCATTATCATCAAGAACATTTGCTCCTTGACCAGCACCCGGACTATGTGGTTCTTGGCTAAATTGATACCTCTTAGCTGCTAAAAACCAAACATAATGTCCTCCCAAAGCATTTTGTTTGAATTCATCTATGCTTTCTGTTAACTCATAAACAGTAGTACCTCGCTTTGGAAAGTGAATACGATCAGAACCAAATTCCGTAAGAGCAATTAAATCTCCAGCCTTAGGTTCTTTCGTTTGAAGATTTAAAGCTGATATGGATATATTAAGTGAATTGACTGCATCAGTACTTAAAGTAAAGAATGCACTAGAACTTAAACCATCAAACGTAATAGAGCTTAATGTTAAAGAACTTAAAGAAGGGCTTCCGAGGGCATTAACAGCATCAGTACTCAAAGAGGTTGTACTTAAGAAAGCAAACGCGGTTGCACTTAATTTAGAAGAACTTAAACAAATAAAGGAAGTAGCAGTCAATGCAGAAAAAGCAGCTGCTTTAACTACATCTGCACTTAAATTGTGGAAAGATAAAGAACTTAAAGCATTCTCAAATAAGGTCGGATGAATTACAGCCGTAACATCCCCTTCTGCAATAATACCCATCCTAGATAAAAGTATAGAATCATTAGAAAGAGCCAATGCTAATATCATCGGAACTCCAGGAGCAAAACCCGCATCTGGACTTTCTCCATATAAAGGATTGCTAGAAGATAATTGGGTCAGATTGCTATAATAAACTATTTCTTGACCCCCTATACTGATTTGTTCTTTCCACCAATTAGAGAAATTCTGTCTCTCATTGGCATTGATCTTTTTATTTAAAAATCGTAAAGAGTCCATATTTTATTTTTTAAAAAGAGTCCAGGTTTGATTTTCTGGAAAATATTTAATACAAATTTTAGATCCAGTTAGTTTACATTTTATACCACCGATAGACTTGGTATAAGGTTTGTCTTCTTCAAAATCATGTTTAATCTTATAAGCTTGAAATATTGGTCTTACCATAGACCATTTTAAATTTGGCATGACAGTTTTACCGGAATTAGCAAATTGACTGATTAATGGATGCTTAATTTTTTGATTTGTATTGGCTGCTACCAAATTCATTTTACCACTTTTACGATGATCCATCTTGGTAATTCTAGCAGTACTCTGGTGATGGGTTCTAGTGTTCTTGGTTGCTTTGGGACCACTATTAAAGGTTGCACCATTGTTACTCTTTTTAAAAAATGAAGAAAAATTATCTTCCATAATATTATAGTACTTATGTAAAAAAAATCCGCCTTCATACAGTATGAAGGCGGATTTAACTATTAATACTGAACTATCAAATTATTGATCGAACCAAGCTTTGCCTTTGGAAACTCCGTTAACATCATTCTTTTTGCCTTCTAAAGGTTTGGTGTTACCTTTGAAAGGTACATACTTGCCTTCTGGTTTTTTACCATTTGGAGTTTGTGCTTTACCCTTTGAAACCGGAACTGCTCCCTTTACTGTACGGGATTTGGGATCTGATAAACCAGCACTTAATTTTTGAAGATCTACTAAAGCATGGCCCAACTCTTCAGCATCAACTGAATCTTCTAGATTGGTTTCTCCATCTGTATCATCCCCAGTATCTGTATCTGTATCTGTATCATCATCGGAATCTGAATCATCCATTTCTGTTTCTTCTTCTACTTCTTCATGACCAGAAATTTTCTCTAAAGCTGCAACAGCTGCTCTTAAATGGGTTAGGAGTTCTGACATTGCATCCATTTCTCCTTCTCCTTCTCCATGTTCTTCGAACTCTCCCTCACCAGTTTCTGTATCTCCACTAAAATTCATTTCCAAATTTCCTTCTGGAGATTCTCCTCCACTAATTTCATTAGCTTCTTCTTCGTGTTCCCAGTTTTCATGAGACAACACTTGATTGAATAATTTGTCAAAAGGATTAACTGAATCACCTAATGTAGTAGCCTTTGCAACTTTGGGCTTGGAGTCTGATGAAGCAGAATTTAAATGAGCTGCAGATTTTTCTGGAGTTTCTACTTCATCTGAATTATTGAAAGGAGCTTTTTTATCTCCACCGTCAAAAAAAGGTCCAGTTTTTTTAGGTCCAGATACTGCATGAGAACCTTTATTTTCATTCAGGACATTGAGATAGTCATTAATAATAGCCATATATTTTTTAGTTGTAAGATTACTTATCCAAGTGTTGGACAAAAACTAGGTCAATTTATTCCTATAGTATGGTTATTAATTATGCTTTCAGCTTCTACTCTTAAGTCTATTGTAGGAATTAGTTCATAATTTGAACCACCAATCCAAACTATGTTACAGTTATTTATTTTTAATCCTGTATTACGTTCTATTAGAAGAGAATAAAGATGTAATTGTAAACTATATTTTACTATGTGAGAGCTTTGCAAATGTTTCAATATTCCCAACATACTATCAGAAGACTTTTTTTCTGTTAATAATTTATTAGTTTTATAATCAAAAATTACAAAACATTTTTCTTTAAAATTGTAAGAGAGATTATCTAGGGTACCACAAATGCGGGATGGTTTATCCCCCATGACATATTCTGATTTTACTAAGATATGATCTTCACTCCACCACTTATAGAATTCCAAGAAATTTTTAATATGACAAGCTACATCATTGTAGAAGGTTTCTTCTGTTACATTCTCTGGATATCTTTTAATAAAGGTTTTTATATTTTCTTTGTTTAATAAAGTTCTCTTACGAAAGATATAATTTTCAATATAATTATGTACCATTGTACCCTTTTCACAAGCATACTCTCTTTTAAAATCCCAAAGATGCCTAACATCTTCTACCAAGACCCCTTGTCTTTTTGCAACAATATTAGCTAATTTATCTGCATCAAAATATGGTTCGTATTTTTTGATAATCCTTGAAACTGAAGTTCCTTCCTCATCTCCTATCTTATAAGAATGTCCCTTATCAAAAAAGGTAACATCCTTGAAAGCTAATTCAAGGTCTACTATTGTTTGTAAATTCATTATAACATATAATATCTTCAAACAAAAAAACAATCACTTTTTTTTCTTGATATTTTTTTAAAAATCGCAGATAATTGTTTTATGAAAAAACTAGCTGAAAAATTTGTCAAAAAGGAATTTCGCCACACTCTTCTTAAACGTGAAGGGGATTTAGCCATATACAGGAGAAAACAGGTCGGTACAAATGCTACAGCACACTTTGAAGTGGTCATTATTACCAGACACGATGGAATAACAATTAACGGAAATTTGATAGAGGCTGGAGAATTGTATCCCAGTTCTTCTCAGTGGGGCGATAGGGGTTGGACTTGTAATACACTAGAACAAGCAGAAAAAAGATTTTTAATTGTTCAAGATAAATTGAAAGAGCTGGCTAAGGTAGCTAGTGATAAAAAACAAAAATCCAAATAAATGAAATTAAACAATGAAGAAGTACAAAAACTCTTTGTTGATTTGGTTGATTTGGTTGATTCTAAACCGGCAGAATTTTTTAATTTAAGAAAAATGCATAGTACTGTAGGTCTTTGTTACATGACTGATATAGAATTGGATTATCGTAGAGATATTATCCCCACAACAATGCATGAACTAATACATTATCTACATCCAACCTGGAACGAAACTTCTGTGTTATATGCAGAATCTCGTCTAATTAATACATGTACAACCCTCCAGGCCGCAACATTTCTTAAAAAAATAGCTGATAAAATATATCAATCCGAAACAAACAAAGAGCGTTTAAAAATTAAATTGCTAGACGCAAAAACAAATAGCAATATGAGTGATTTGAGAGTATAAATAGACAACAATCTTTTATGAGTGAAAAAATTCTTCACGTTACAAAACGGGACGGAACACGGGTTCCATTTAATGTAGAAAACATAGACAAAGTAATAAAATGGGGATCCCAAAATATAACCGGAGTTAGTGTTTCGGACATAGCTATTAATACTAAATTAAATTTAGTGGATGGCATTACTACTAAGGAAATTCACAAGGTACTGATAGACGCTTCTATTAATTTGTTTAATGAAGAGAATCCCAATTATCAATGGGTTGCCTCTAGATTATTGAATTATCAAATACGTAAAGATGTATGGGGTGGAAAAAATCCTCCACGTCTTTATGATTTTATTAAAAACAATACAGATAAAAATCTATATCATCCTGAAATTTTAGAAAAATATTCTAAAGCAGAGATAGACAAATTAGATGATAAAATTAATCACGACAGAGATTACAACTTTACCTATTCTGGATTAAAGCAATTGTGTGACAAATATCTCATTCAAAATAGAAAGAGCAAGGAAATATTTGAGACACCTCAATTTGCTTATATGCTTGCCGCTATGGTGAGTCATATTAATTATTCTCAAAATACCCGTTTAAATTATGTCAAAAGAGCATACGACAAATTCAGTAAATTTAAAATCAATTTACCTACCCCGCAAATGGCTGGCCTTAGAGGTCTTCTTAAACAATACGCGTCTTGTTGTCTCATTGATGTGGGTGACACTAAGGAATCTATTTTTAGTTCCAATACTGCTGCTGGTTTTGCTACTACTCAAAGATACGGAATCGGATTGAATTTTGGTCGTATTAGAGGAATTGGCACAGAGATCAAAGGAGGTAGTGTTATTCATACCGGAATTATTCCTTTTCTTAAAGTATTTGAAGCCACCGTCAAGTCTTGTCAACAAAATGGTATCAGAGGAGGAGGAGCTACGGTTAACTTTCCAATCTGGCATTATGAAATTGAAGATATTCTCTCTTTAAAAAATAATGGTGGTACTGAAGATAATCGAGTTAGAAAAGTAGATTATGTAATTCAATTTTCAAAATTGTTTTATGAGCGCTTCATGAAAAATGAAACTATAACATTATTTTCTCCACATGAAGTTTCAGAATTGACCGAATCTTTTGGTCTTCCGCAGTTTGATGAATTGTATATAAAATGTGAAGCAGATAAATCGATAAAGTATAAAAGGAAGGTCAAAGCTTCTGCTCTATTGTCTCAATTTACTAAAGAAAGAACAGAGACTGGAAGATATTACGTGATGAATATGGATCATTGTAATGAACATGGATCTTTCTTAGAAAGAGTTTGCATGACCAATCTTTGTGCAGAAATTACTCATCCTACCAAACCAATTCAACATATAGATGATCCCGAAGGGGAAATTGGTATTTGTGTTCTTTCAGCTATTAATGTGTTAGAAATTAAAGATGATCAAGATTTAATAGACACCTGCGATACAATTGTACGCATGCTAGATGAAATTATTGATTATCAAGAATACTTTACCAAAGCTGCAGAGAACTTTACAAAGAAACGCAGAAGTCTTGGAATAGGCATCACAAATTTAGCTGCATTATTAGCTAAGAATAATCTCAAGTACATGGATGCAGAAGCTCCTAATTTTGTTGATACTTTGATGGAAAAGATACAATACCATTTAATTGCATCATCAGTAGAGTTAGCTAAGGAAAAGGGTCGGTGTGAAAAATTTAATACCACCAAATATTCACTAGGAGTTTTGCCAATTGATACCTATAAAAAGAAAGTAGATCAAGTAGTAACCCGCAAACCTTCTTTGGATTGGGATGAACTGAGACAACGAGTGTTAACTCACGGCATGAGACATTCTACATTGACGGCTATGATGCCGTGTGAATCCAGTTCTGTTATTCAAAATTCCACCAATGGAATAGAACCTCCTCGTTCTTTGCTTACCTATAAAGGTTCTAAAGCTAATTCGGTGCCTTTGTTAGTTCCCAATTATTCCACATATAAAAACAAGTATACATTACAATTTGATATGCCAGATAACACTGGTTATATCAATATAGTAGCAGCAATTCAAAAATGGACAGATATGGCTATCTCAGCAAATCTGTATTACAATTATGATCATTATCCGAATAAGGCATTGCCAGATTCGGTAATTCTTAAAGAATTGTTATATGCTTATAGTATGGGTGTAAAAACTCTTTATTATAGTAACACTTATGATGGAGATAAACAATCTGCTACAGACGAAGGAAGTGGTTGTGCTGGTGGAAGTTGCACAATCTAATTTGAAATTTTATAGTTATAAATTAAACTAAGTATAAATATGTCTACCGTCTTAAACACCAAAAACATTGATACACGCCTACAACCATTGTTTCTCGGAGAACCCCTAGCCCTTCAACGATATGACCAGCTCAAGTATCCAAAATTATTTGAGCTCGCAGAAAGAATGGAAGAGTATTTTTGGAGAGCCAATGAAGTAAGTTTGGTTAAAGATCGTAATGACTATAATGATCTCACCGAATCAGAAAAATTTGTATTTGATACAAATTTGAAATGGCAAACCATGACCGATTCTATGTTGAGTAGAAGTCTTCTTAAAATGGGAAGCTATGTTAGTAATCCAGAATTAGAAGCTTGTATGAATGTATGGGCATTTTTTGAATCCAATATTCATAGTCGCTCCTATTCTCATATTCTCAAAAACGTTTATACAGATGAATCTTTATTTTGGAATTCTATTTTAGAAGATACAGAAGTAGTTCACAGAGCCAATGAGATTAAAAAAGAATATGATAATTTCTTTGGTGAACCTAAAAATATTAAAAATAAAATATTTGATGCTTTATTAGCAACCCAAATTACAGAGGGTCTTTCTTTTTATACTTCTTTTGTATGCAGTTTCTTTTTTGCAGCAAGGGGCAAGATGGAAGGTAATGGAAAAATTATCAAATTTATTGCAAGAGATGAAAATCTTCATGTAGCAGTTTCTCAAAACATCTTACACTATCTTAAAACAGAACCTTCAGAAGGATTTCAAGACATTGTAAAAGAAAATACCCAAAAGATATATGATGTCTATGGTTTGGCAGTGGAACAAGAAAAACGGTGGGCAGATTATCTCTTTAGTCAAGGTGGATTGATGGGATTAAATTCAGACATCCTCAAAGGCTATGTGGAATGGTTAGCCAATAATCGCCTAGCTTCTTTAGGTTATAATAAAATCTTTGATGTCAAAAAGAATCCTCTTGGAGCTTGGTATGATCAATTTATGAACTCAGAAAAGGTTCAAGTTGCTCCTCAAGAAACCGAGATCTCCTCTTATAAGATCGGAGCTAGAGACACTCAGGTTAATTTATCAGAATTTGAAGGAATGGAATTATGAGGCCACAAATTCATTACAAATTAAATCCAGATTTGTGGGATGATGATGATGATGTATTGAAACCAGAGATTCAAGAAAAGTTATTGGAAATAGCAGCAACTTTTTATGCCACTATTAAAATAGACCAAGAACCAGAAGACATTACATTAACCGGATCTTCTGCAAATTACAACTATACTTCCTCTAGTGACATAGATTTGCATATTCTTGTACCGTTTAGTAAGGTTAAATGTGAAGAAGAATTGACCAGAGATTATGTACTGGCTAAAAAATCTTTATGGAATAATGAACACGACATAAAGATTTTAGGCAGAGAGGTTGAAGTTTATATTCAGAATACAGAAGAAACACACACTTCAACTGGGGTGTATAGTATTTTAGATAATAAATGGATTTTGCATCCGGTACTAATTGATGAAGAATCTATAAATGTAGATGAAGAATTATTCCACAAAAAATTTAAAGAATATCAGGATCTCATACTCCATAATATTAGCAAAAATACTAATTTAGAATTTTTGAATAAAATTAAAAAGAAAATTTCTCAAAACCGTAAGGAAGGTTTAATAAAAGACGGTGAGTTTGGTGTGGATAATTTAGTTTTTAAAAAACTAAGAAATGATGGACTTTTGGATAAATTATCTCAACACCTAATCAACATACAAGACAAAAAACTTTCAGTGGAAAATTTTATTTCTTTTGTTTCAAAGAAAAAATAAGTTCTTCTATTTTTTCTAAACGCAAAAGTATTTCTTTATTTGTTCTAGAGGAATCTTTATGTAACAATTCTCGATGTTCTGCATCAGATTTTTCCCAAACTTTATCTCTATCGGCTTGCCTGGTTTGAGCTAATAAAATTAAAGGTGCAGCATAAGCCGCTTGAGTACTAAATGCTAAATTTAAAAGAATAAATGGATATGGATCAAAAGTTAAATTTTGAAAACAATTATAGGTAATCCATATAACAACAAATATAGACTGTCCTATTAAAAATTTTGGTGTACCGAAAAATCTAGCAAATTTTTCAGCCATTGCACCAAAATGATCCAGACCAAAAGGATTGTGTTTAACATATCCTTCACTATCAAAATTATTTAATTCTTTTTTTTGATTGGTTTGCATAGTTTTATACTTATAAATTTATAATACAAGATACAAAACTTATTACAAAAATAAGAACAATAAAGAAGCTATAACAAAAAATATGATAAAATAAGTAACTGGTTTTTTCCAGATGCTTATAGTTTCTTCCGGAGCAGGAATCGGAGGCACAATTGGTTCCGGGGTCGGAATTGGCTCTGGAGTAGGTTTTGGAGGCACTATTGGTGCCGGAGTTGGGGTTGGAGGCACTATTGGCTCGGGCTCAGGAATTGGAGTCGGAGCCGGCGGTACTATTGGCTCTGGAGTTGGGTCGGGAGTATCTGTATCACAAGACTCCGTGGATCTAATGGTCCAAAAATCAAATGTATCATTGGACATAAAATAATTCATTGGAATATAACAAAATCCTTGATCACCCCAATCTTTACCCCAAGAATTTTGAACAATTATTGATTCAGAACCGTCTAGATTTTTTAAATAACCTACAGCCATCATACAGTGGCCACCTAATAATTTTTCGGTATTTCTATTAGGTTCTGGTACACGACCACCAAAAAGTACAGAAATAGAATTAAAAGATTGATAAAGTTTAATACCAAAAATAAAGGGATATCCTTCATTTAAACAATTTAAAATAGCATTTTTATCTGTGCTGTCTATGCTAAGATATTGTAAGGTTTGATGTTTTTCAGCATTGTCCCAAACATCTTGAGGAGGGTTTTCTGCAAATTTAGAAATGTCATATGGCCATACTCTTTCCATAGCAACTCCATCCTTCACAGTAGATTTTAAAGCATCTCTTACACACGCTCCAGAATCTGTTGCTTCTTGGTTGGTAAGTTTTCTCGTAGAATAGTATGTAAATAAAGGAGACGGGTTCCAGGAAACTAATTTATTTTTGTTGCGAACAAAATTAAACAATTCAGTAGATCCAAAAGCAGAACAAGATCCTAGATTTCCTTGATCCTTTATATCCGAACAATTTGGTCTAAGATCTATAGAATCAAAATTTAAAGAGGCAGATGTTTTAACATATCTAAGATCTCTCGGATCTTCAGGTTGAGGAATACAGCCGTATTTAAAAATCTTCTCTTTCATAGTTAGATATATTTAGACATTCTATGTTGTAGAATTTAAAAATATCTAAAGCTGCCTGATCTCTATTATACAATTCTTTATAAACTACGGTTTTAATTCCATGAGCAGCTATTAAAGTAGCACAACTAGAACAAGGAAGTAACGTACAAGCGAGGAGTTTACATTTATTACGTTCAAACAACGATAAAAGATTAGCTTCAGCGTGAATCATGAAAGGTCTTCTTTTATCCCTATCTTTCCAAAAAGAAGAATCTACGTTAATACCAGGAGCCAAACCATTATATGCAACTCCAATAACTCGGTTGCTATAGTCTAAAGCACAAGCCCCTACTTTACGCAAATCTTCAGATCTTAAAGAAGCCACCTCAGCGATGCGCAAAGCATATTCTTCCCAACTTATTCTTTTAGTAGAAATGTGTTCCATTCTTCTATATTGTGATGATTTTTAATATATACTATAGTAGGCATGGCTATTGGTTCTCGAGGTTGTTTGAGTAACCGTAAACCAGCTTCTTGGGGTGTTTTATCTCCTTTGAGAGAATTAATATCTTTGTGAGATAATACACAATTAGACCAAGAAGTTCTACCTCCTCTAGAACGAGGAAGCACATGATCTATATTACCTTCATTTGGCGTTAATTTTTTACCAGTATATTGACAAGTACCGTTATCCCGTTGCCAAATATTTTTCGCGGTGAGTCTAGGTCTCTTGTGTGGTACCTGATTATATTTGGCTAATATGATAATTTTGGGAATTTTAATTTTGTCTGTTACTGTAGAAACATAATCATTTTCTCCAACTGGAAGTTCTAACCAATCCTGCCAAGACAGAGGGGTCATGTTATCTCCTTCAACATGTAATCCAGTTGCAGCATCACAATACATCATGGATATAGCCTCTAGAGGATTTTTAACTCCTACAGCTTGCCAATTTTTGTTGAGAATCAATACAACTTCTTGTTCTAAATGTTTTCTGTCCATAGTAATATGATACAGAAAGTTTAACGGAATATCAAATCAACTCTTAAGAATTTTTAACTTTACGAAAAGAAAAGTTTTTGGATTTAGGTTGTTTCTTACACCAAGCATAGCAGTCTTCTTTGGAACCACAAGAATAAACCACCTTGTTGGTTTCTAAATCAGTAATGTCCCAAGTTTCTCCTTCTCCGGTAGTTTGTCCTTGACGTCTTGTATATTTTGGAGAATAATTCCGGGGTTCTGGACCTAAATCCCAATTTCCAGAATTGATATCTGTTCCGGCTTCTGCTATAATTTGATTTGCAATTTCATTGAACTTCATAATTTTATTTATCCTTTCAACACTCCAATATAAGGCAAATTACGATATAATCCATTATAATCCATGCCATATCCTATCACAAATTCATTATCAATATCAAAGGCTTTATAATCTGGAACAATATTAACGGATCTGTTTACTTGTTTATTGAGAAGTACACAGGTTCTAACGGAGTGTGCTCCAGCTTGTTCCATTTCAGAAACCACTGTAGACAATGTTAATCCCGAATCTAAAATATCGTCTATGAGTAGAATGTCCTTATCTTTACAAAAATCGAGGTCTTTTACATTGTAACTAAGTTTTCCGGTGCTAGTTTTACCTTCATAACTAGTAACTTTAATAGAATAAAGATTGACTGGAATCTTAATTTGCAATAAAAGATTGGCTGTAAAAACCAAACTGCCTTCTAATAAACAAACGACATTCAGATCTTTGTTTCTGTAATCATAAGAAATAGTAGTACCCAAACCCTTAATAACATTGCGAATGTCTGTTTGATTAATAAGGGTTTTAATATTTTTATCCATTCTTTATTATGAATTAGGATTATTAAAAATCTATTGCATTCTTAAATCTTTTTTGCTTATTATAGTAGGAGCTGATTTTTTATCAGCTTTGACTTTATACAAATCTGCAGTAACTTCTATCACTAAAACAATTTGACCAAATTTTAAAGTTGGGTGGTCTTTTATACAGACAACTCCTTGAGGATAGTTATTCATTTAAAACAGATTCGATTAAATTGGAGAAATAATTAAATTTCTCATAAGTGTTAATGGCTATGGCAGCTCTTTGTTTTTGAGCCATTTTTTTAGAAAGTGGTTTTTTACTATAACATTTTCCAGAAGTTTTGCAAACCTTATAACCCTTTCCTTTTTTTCTTATTTTGTATGGCATAGTTTTTGTTTCTATACTATATTTATAATAAAATAGACTAAATAGATACATTCTTATAGTATGAATTTTAAAGAATTTTTTACCGAGGCTGGCAAAATCTTAACAAAACAAGGCATAGAATTGTCTCGTGTAAATAAACAAGACTTTTTAACAGCTAAATCAATTCTGCAACCCATTCTTCAAAAAGCAGGTTTACATTCTTATTGGTCTGCTGGAGGCGCTGGTAGTTTTGACCCCGAACATCCATATGGCGGAGGAGGCAGAGAAGACTCTGGAGATATAGATATATTAATAGACCCCACTGAATTGGTTGAAAAGTTTCCAAAAGATATTAACGAATATCTAGGAGAACTCAAGCAACAAGCCGGGCCTAAATACAAAAAACCTTCCGGAGACGAAAGTGAATTACGTTTAAAGGCCAGTAAATGGGAGTTGGCAAAATACATGTCTGAAAATGGTTATAAGACCGCCCCTGGTACTTTGACTTTGCAATATACAGTCAATGACAGAAGTCATTCTGTAGATTTAATTATGAGACCCAAATCAGCTTGGGAAATACATACACATGATTTTACTAAAGATTCTGCTATGAGGGGAGGAGATCTTTGGTTGAAGATTTATCCACTTTTAGCAAAACTAGCCAGTAAAACTATTTTTATAGATCCTAAAACCAAAGAAGAAAAAGGCAATTTACAATTTAGTCCAGATAGAGGTTTAGTGGACCGAGATACTAATCAAGTAGTAGCAGATGATAAAAACAAAATTGCCCAGATTTTATTAGGTTTAGATGCAACTGCTAGAGACTTAGCAAGTCTCACTGGTATTAAAAATAAATTAATAAACCAACCGGAAAAATGGAATGCTATTAAAGAATTTTATCCCAATCCACAAGAAAGTTATTTCGCGGCTTCAAAAGTATTGTTGGAAGGCATCGAGCATCCGGAAGATAGTATTATCAAAGGAGGTGTTGCTGGAGCTGAAAAGACATTTAAAGAATTGGCTTCTTTAGTTAAGAATAGTGATACAGTTACTATTAAGTGGGATGGTTTTCCAGCTGTTATTTTTGGTTGGAAGCAAAAACCAACAAAAACTAATCCAGAAGGCCAGTTTTTGTTTGTAGATAAACACATGTTTGATAAGATGGTTAAAGGTAAATTAGAATTTACTACCATAGAAGAATATGATAAATCAAGAGGAGCCACTAGACAAAGTCTTTGGGAGGCAGCTACAGTTATGGTACCGTCTCTAAGAAGATGTGTACCCCAAAAAGAAGATGAGTATTTTTTCGGAGATTTAATGTGGTCCGGAATGCCTAAAACAGAAAGTGGATATTATTCCTTTGAACCTAATACTGTAAAATACAGAGTTAAAATAGATTCTTCTATAGGTCATCGTATTTCCCGAAGTGTTGGTGGTATAGCTGTACACACTTTTGTGCCTGGAATGGGTGAGGAAGACAGGCCTCTAAGAGGTTTACAAGGCTTAAAACAAGATGAGGGAATAACATTTTTAGTTGGAGAGATTGAAGAAAAACCTAAAATAGCCTTATCTGAAAATATATTAAACTACACTAAAGGAGTTATACAACAACACAAGGCGGCAGTAGAAAGATTCCTGGAAGAGATAGCAGAAATGAAAGCTAAAAGTGTTATCTCAGCCATGGGACCATTTATTACGTTTATGTTAAGTGAAAACAACTTAGCAGAAAATATAGTCCCAAGATTTTTAACATTTCTTAAAACCAAATTATCAGAAGGAGCTTCTTTAAAATTATTAGGAACCAATAAAGATGGTTGGCTGTATAAAGAAGGAGCGGCTGGGCTTCTAGGGGTGTGGTCTATATGGGCAGCTCTTACAGATCTTAAAATTAATATTAAGAGGCAAATAGACTTGCAGCAATTTGGACTTCCTATCCAGGCTCGTATTGGAGAAGAAGATTCCCATGAAGGATATGTTTTTGGAGCTGGTAAAGATAAATTAAAGTTAATTGATCGCCTCGGTTTTAGCAGAGCCAACTTTGCAAAGAACGCCAACAATGAAGATGAGTTAGTAGCTAAGAGACAAATGACCCCAGCAGCATTTTGTTTTGGAAGAATGAATCCACCTACATTAGGCCATAGTGCTTTAATGAAGAAAACCATTCAAGAAGGTGGAAATAATTCTTTTATATTTTTAAGTAATACTCAAAATTCTAAAAAAGATCCATTGAATCCAGAAACAAAAGCAGAATTTGTTAAGAAAATATATCCTGAGTATGCCTCTTATATGGTGGATGAAAAAGTTTTGAATCCCATTTACGCTGCAAATTATTTGTATAGAAAAGGATTTCGAAATATGATCTTTGTGGCTGGTTCTGATCGACTAGGTGACAATCCGGGAAGTCTTGAAAAAATATTAATTTCTTGGAATAGTGGACCAGTCCGTTCTAAAGACTTTAATACAGATCCGAAAGGTCGTGAACAAGTTGCTTTGACTTTTGTAAGCAGCGGAGATCGAGATCCTGATGCCACAGAAGGTATAAGTGGTATCTCCGGTTCTTTAGCACGTAAAATGGCTTCAGAAAATAATGAACAAGGATTTCAACAAGCCACAGGAGTTTCTAATAATATAACTGTTGATGGAAAAACTTTATATCAAGCAACTAAAGAAGGAATGGGATTGCCGTTGACGGAAGGTGTTGTATCTTTTAAAGAATTTTTTAAGGTATAACTACATCTGATGGAAAAAAATGGCAGTAGCCATAAGTGGTTTTCCTTTCCGATTTTCAAAAAGAGGCTCTACCATATATCCCCCAGCTTCTTGAATATCAGCGATCATAGAAGTGCATTCATTTGCTAATTTAAAAATAGTATCTGGTTGTTTTGTAAGATAGCTACTATCTCCCCAAATGACTTCAACTTCTAAAAAATGTTCTGATACATAATAAGATCCCTTTATTCTGTCATAGATAATTGAAGAAGTTGCTCCAAAATTTTTCAAAAAATATTCTGTGTATTTTTCTATAATTTTAAATAAGACATGTTCAGTTATATCCATATCTTATTTTAATTTCTTTTCAAGTTCTATCAACTCTTTTATAGCATCTTCTACTGACAAAGATGTCACTAAACTTTTTTTTACAGGTTCTTCATATCCAACTCGTTTATCTTCATCTGAAACTATATCAGACATTAAAGAAAAAACGTTATTGGATAAATTTTGAAAAAAAAGATCTCTTTCCTTTGTTACACCAAACATAAAGATTAAGCACAACTCTCAATCAAATCTGCTTCAGCATCTCTCCGGCGCAATAAACCGTCTAACCCCTTGCCTTCCCATATGCGTTTCATCGATCTAAACTCTTGTGCTATTCTGGTATAATTTTTAGAAGGAATTAACATTTTAATGACTCGCATTTCTCGGCGAGTATCTCCAGCTAAATTAGTGCCTCTATTAAAAACCAAAGACACAATAGCTCCATAAGCATCTTCATGAAGATCTGTCAATCCAGGAAAAGTTCTTTCAGCAGCTTTCGAAAATTTAGTCCAAGTTAATTTATTAAAAATTTCCATTGCATGATCCCAGGTAACCACTATGTTTGCTTTTCTTAAAATTAAAGTATACTCTTTGCCTCGAGCTCCAGTCTTTCCTGGGGCTTTTTGGATTAATTCAATTTGATCTTGTGGTAAAAAATTAAATAATTCTTCTAACTCTTTTGAAGTATAATAAGCAGTATCTATACCAATTCCTATAGTAGGTCCACTGGCTCCACCCGGCCAAGTAAATCTAGAAAGTTTTTTATTGTAATAAGATTGGCCTCCACCAACCTCATATTCTAGTAACAAATCTAAAGTGTTTTTGGATGGAGCATTCATACCTTATAATCATCCTCCTTTACATTATGTGTTAACTTCTCTTCTATTGTATGAATAGTTTGAGTAGATTCTGATTTAGTTTCCTGTTTAATATCTTGAGAAACATTTTGAGATGTGGAACTAACCGAAAATAGCTTCATGGTTTCTGTTCCAGAGTAACCCAAGATGAATGCTCCGCTTAAAAAGGTTAGAAATGTCAGATAACTATCTACTTTTTGTACATGTCCGGTGGCATCTAAAATTAAAACGATAAACATGCAGGCCATAAAAACAACTAACCACCGTTGTCTATTGCCTTCCATGAATTTTTCTTTGCTGTGAAGATCTCTCTTTTTATCCATATTTTATAATTAGGGCAGTTAATACCCCTAATACAAAATAACATTTTCTCGGATGATATTGTTCAAGGTCACACAATACATCTAAAATATACAAAACAAAATCTGATAAAAAATGATACATAATTTAAAACGATATAGGAAGTATTTTTTTTACTTTAAAGAAAATATAAAGACCTATTAAAAGAAATAATCCAGCTATAGTTATATTTCTTTTTAACAGAGTTAATTGTTTGTCTTTTAATTCTAAAACTAAATTATCATAATCCTTTAATAATTGTGATTTGGCTTCTGTTTGGTCTCTTAATTGATCTTCTACTTCTTTTTTTTGATTTTTTAAATCAATTACCTCTTTTTGTACTTGAACCACATTTTCTTTTATTTCTAAAAGTTTTTGATATTCAATTGAATCAACCACTATTACTTCCATTCCCTGCAAGTGTTTAGGAATAACTAAAATATTTTTAGATTTTTCAGTTGGATTTGATTTCGATTTTGATACAAGAGGCTGTATTTCTATCCTTTCTTTGGGAGGTACCACCAAAGTTATTACTGTTTTAGAATACTGGTCAGCCAAATCTATACGACCCTTGTCTATAGAATCGCTTGTAGCATATACAGCTCTAGATAATGGTTCGGAGTCTTTGGGAATATAACGAGTAGGAGCACACGACATTAATATAAATGCCGTCAACAAAAAAATCCTCTTCATGCAATTACTTACACAAAGAGGATTCTAACTCTACTAGGAATGCTAACCCAAAAGACGTTAGTATACCGAGTTGGGTTATTTAAATGGTTCAATGGTTTTTGAGCATAAATATTTATATGAAAATTAAAACTTCTAAATATTATTATAAAATATATAAAAAATTTATAGAATCTCGGAAAAAAATAATAAGAGATGGTTATATAGAGTCTCATCATATAAAACCACGCTGCTTTGGCGGGGCTGATAAAGCAAATAATCTTATAGCTCTAACTCCAAGAGAACATTTTTTTGCTCATTTACTTTTATATAAAGCATTTCCGACTAATAAAAAAATAATTTCAGCTTTAAGTGCCATGGCTTATGGAAATAAAAGAAAATTAACCTCCAGGCAATATAATGCAATAAAAGAAGCCACTTCCAAAAAAATACCATCTCATCTAGAACTAATAAATTTATATTTTAAACAAAATTTATCATATGCTAAAATAGCTAAAATTTATAATGTGTCAGATATGACAGTATGTAAATGGTTCAAACATTACAACATTACTCCCAAATCCTTAAACCAACTTAAACTAAAATCACCTAGTAAGAAAATGTTAATTGAAATTTGTTTAAAAAATAAAAATAATATCACTCTTGTAGCAAAGGAATTTAAAGTGAGTAGATCGACTGTTTATAAATGGTTGAAAGAAAATCAAATACCAATGATTCAAATTATAGGTAAAACAAAACCAATTCCATTAAAAACAGAATTGGAAGAGCTTTATTTAAATAAAAATTTAAGTCTAAAAGACTTACATAAACATTATAAAGTGACTAAAAATTTAATAAGAAAATGGTTAAAAAATTTTAATATAATCAAGCACAAACATTCTTGGAAAAATTTTTAACAACACTTCGGGCTCCTTGAGCAACATAATATTTTTTATTTCTTTGCCAAGATTCATTCGTGTGAATTTCTATAAACCCGTTTGTTTTTTCTGTGTATACCATCACCCCACGAGGTTTGGATTTCTGCCCATTACCAGCTCGAGCACAGCAACTACATACTTTAGTGTCGGGCAAAATTTCTAAACGTTCAAATTCAATAGAAGATTGACAAGATAAGCAATTCATATGGAACTATAGTATTAAGAAATTGGGGGAAGATCAAGATCTTTACGATGAATAATATATCTTTTTCCTGAGGCCACGGTGGTTTCCATCTCTTTAATAATCCTAATAGCGTCCGCTTCCCTTCCGAGTTCTCGCAATTCCTTAGCAAACTTCAAGGTTCGCTTGCGGCCAGTCAATTTGTATTTCTTTATTCGGCGATGATCTTCTCCGATCTTCCAACCATATTTTTCATAGATCATTTCAGGAGTATATGGTTGTTCTTCTAGAGTCCATACCGCATGTCCTTCTTTATCATTATCATCCATCATGTAGTTGTTGCAGTAGACTTTTTGTCCTGTAACAACATTATACATATTAATGCGATACCTCCCAATGCCCAGGCGATTGTTACCGGTAGTTTGGAAGTGTGTCTTTTCTCTAAGAATGATGCGTTCTTGGGTTTCATTGTCGAATATATGTGATCCTGCTGGTGCTGAAATGGACATATCCTTGAAGATCTGTCCCTGATAGTTGGTCATTGCAATATAAGCCATATGCTTATTATTGTCTCAAAACTATTCCGGGAAAGCACTATGTTTTGTATGTATATTTACAAGTGCTGGCATAAGTCGGATCTACTCCTGCATCTATCTGTATGTCTGGTCTTTTACAAATATCCAAACCTTCCTGTATAGACATAGGAGCAGAAAACACAATAACTTCTCCGTTTGATTTATTTAGGAACATTAATTTATTAAATTTTTTCTCTTGAGCATAAGAAGCTAAATGCATTGCTCCTACTAAATTTAACAAAGCACCGGAAGAAAGATTTAAAATACTTTCAACTGTACGATTACTAAAATGATTTAATAAATCTTCTTTAATAGAATATCCACAATCCAACAATTCTTCTGGGGAATAACTATTAGTTATAGAAATAAGATCAATTACATCTTCTTTGGTAATAGAGTTGATATCTAATTTCTTGAGAATGTCAAAAGTATTGGTTAATAAATATGCCAAATTTTTTTCTAATCCCGGCAATTCTAATTTTTCTGTATCCAAAGATTCTTCTTTACCTAGATGGCTATTTCCAATTTTTTTGAGTATATTAAAAATCATATAACCCAATTGAGAACTACCGGCTCGTGTGGCTAATTTGGTTGCTTCTGCATTAACCATTGTAGTCCAATTTAAATTTGTTATGCCTTTATTTGATAATAGTGTCTCTAATGGTTTAAAAACTCGACTTTTAAATCCTCTAGCCACCTGAGAATGAACTTCTTCTGTGTCAATTATTTGTTTGGCTTTATTCAAAAATTGTTGGATATCAGTTTCTTGGTTTAAAAGTTCTATTAATTTGGAAACCAAATTATTCTTTTCTCTTTCAAAAAATCCTGACTCAATATAAGAACTATTTTTTTCCTTAAGAAATTTATTTACATTAATAGAAGCTTGACTAGCATATTTAGACGCACCAGCACCCATTCTAGCACCAGAAGATTTAAGCTCTATTACTTCCCCATCTGCTTGAAGATCTCCAGATTTGCTTTTACCAGAACCCGCCACCTTTGCATTTGAAAATAATATAAAATATAATTCTCCCGGACCAACCGCCATAGAAGCAAATTTTGTAGCATCTGCTAGAATGCTCATTAAAAATGTCTTCAAACCTTGATCCACCAATATTCCACCACTATAACCAGCCAGAAATTCTTCCACTATAGTGATAGCATTATAAGTTTGTTTTTCTGTAATATTAAAAAATCCATTTAATTGTTCTGCTAATATTAATAACTCTGTCGTATATTCATATCCAGAAGATTCAACTGCGGTTTTTATTACAGGTTTTAAAAATTTGTGAAATGCGGTTGAGATACCAGCTTTATTGGAAAAAAGGTTCGGCAATATACTTTGATTCTGATCTGATTGAAATTTAGACAAAGATCTAATTTTATTCAAATAATTTTTTGGAACCACAGTTACTTTATCAATACCTTCCGGAGCTGGTGGGATAACTGTAGAATCTCCAATGTCTTTAGAATATAAAGCCACGTTTTCATTTTCTACAACCATTCGATACATTTCTGATAATGTAGACTTTTTTGATTGTTGCTGTATTTGTTTCCAAAAATGATTAGTATAAGCCATATTGTATATTTATATTTAATTGACACTAAGTAAAGAGATATGAAAGATTTTGAAACTCTTTTTTTAGAAGCAACCTATCAACCAGACGATAAAACAGCTTCTTCTGATATAAAGTCTTTAAAACAAAGTTTAGGGGTAATTGCAGAGGCTGTTAAAATAAAAGCCAAACAACCATTAGAACCAAAAGAATTTATTATCAAGCGTAAGAAGGGTGCTGCAGATATTCAGAAGAAAGCAGAAGCTAAGGGAGGAGCGGCTTTATTAACTGCAGTCCATTTTGCTGCTAAAGAAAAACCTTATGAATATGCCTTGAAGGTTTGTGAAAAAGAAAATGCAGAAGCTCTTATTAAAGACAAGGCTTCTGATGTAATGAAAGAATTGAAAGATTGGTCTAACCTGACCCAACAAAGGTTCCAGCATTTGATGGGTATGTTGGAAGCTTATGGAGAAGTATATCTCCAATTAAAATAAAATGGTGGAGGCGAGGGGTCAATATCTGTTGCCTATTTTAATTATAGGTTCTTGTTTCTCATACACTAACTTTTCAATTTGTTGAACATTTTTATAAGCTTCTTCATCAACTCGAATTAATCTATAATTATTGTTGATACACCATTGTTCAAGTAATCTGTCTTTCAATTGCTTTTTAGCTAACTGTCCGTGTATATCCTTAAAATGCCAGATTCCATCGTACTCAAAGCATACTTTGAGAACATCAGACCACATATCTCTGCTTAACGTTTCTTCATTGCTTAGTTTTAATCTTCCTCCACTCTTCCATTCATCAGCGGGATATTTTTCTTTAAACCATTTAAGTATTGCTCTTTCCGCTTTAGAAGAAAATATTTGTATGGCTGCATGCAATTTGCCTTCTGCCCAATTTCTTTTTGTAGCAGCACTTTGTTTGCTTTTCCATTCCGGAGTTATATAAGTTCGTTCATAAGGGATTCGGGTATTATTATTAAATTTAGCAGCACAACTATTATTACAAAAAATATTAGTTCTAGAAAAGAATTCTTTTCTGCACGTTTTGCATGATTTTTTATTAGCGGTACATGTTTTTTTATGTTTATCAAAGCCACATTGAGCAATTTCTTTAAAACATGTAGGGCAGTTTTGTTTTTTGTATTTAATCTCTTTGTGGGCCCATCTTATGTGATTAGAATAAGATCTTCCTGATTCAAAAGTAATATTACATATTTCACACTGTTTCATTAAATATTACTTATCTCAAAGAGGTGGAGGCGAGGGGACTTGAACCCATAATTTTCATTATGGTAAGGACTATATCTTCATCCTATAAGGATGTTGGATGCTCTAGCCTGTACTCAGGTAGTCTCTGCACCTTCCTTATTTTTAAGGCTCGGCTCAGTATTGCCATGCTCCATTTCTGGAATTTAGGTTTCACTGAATTCTTCCAATTTTCTCATTTCTTGTTACCAAGAAAGGCAACCTTTGATTGCACCCCTGTCCTGAAAACTTAGACTTTAGCGTCTACAATCATATTTTGTTAGCTCTTAAAGACCATAGGCTGCTAACTAGTTAAGGTCTACCTGTTGGACTGTAAGGGGCCCAACTCCTCTCGATTGTTTTTCCAGAGGTTCACGATATTGCTCAAACCTATTGTGGTACTCCAGAAATTTTAATAGGATCCATTTCTGTTTGTTAGGCTGCGAGATCGTACATCTCTTCTTCTGCGAGGTAGTCCTCGAAGTTGTTGATGATGTGTGTTGCTTCAGCTAAGAGTGCTTCTGTATTATCAGTTGCATTTATTTGTTTTGTCCAGAGATTTTAACGAGGCCAACCAGACTTCCTCGGATTGCAACTAAAGTTTTCAGCGCTCAGTCGAAACTAATGCGCCCCCAAATGTAAAAGAACTATTCACATAATATGTGAAAACTAAATAAGATCAACTCTTATTTTAAAGAAAAGGAACTGCTTTTAAAGAAAGCTTTTCTAAAAGTTTGAGATAAGCAGTTTCGTCTGTCCAGTTTTTAGCTTCATGTCCGTTATATTCTTCTGGACCCCACAATAATACAGAACGATGTAAACCACTTACTTTAGCGGAAATTCTTTGATCTCTAGCCGAGTCATTGATATGGGTAATAGTTACTTCATCCAATTCTATAACAATTTCCGGTTGTACAATTATTCTCATAAAATTACTTATCTATATATTTATACTTATAGATGTATTGCTAGTAATTTAGGCAATTCCACCCACTTAAACAATTTACCCAAACGATCATAGGTATATCCATCATTACAATAACCAGCATTTCCTTGATGTTGTGTCCAACCACAAGCAACCATAGAAGGAACTCTTACCATTACTTGCAGAGTATCTATGTTTTGAAACACCGGAGGAGTGCCGTTTAAAATTTGAGGAGGTTTTCCGAGATGCCCGGGTAAAGGTCCTAGATGTAAAATTTTACATATAGAAAAATGAGCCTCTGAATTAGATTCTAAAATAGAAACATGAGACTCTATAAAGTCTGGAAATAAAAGATTATCATCATCTAAATGGACTACATACTTAATATCTGATTGAGTTTTAATGTATTGGTCTAATACATATTGTCTGACCCCGGCTCCGTAACTATTAGTATTATAAGGAACCTCGGTATATATTACATTATTCCATTTTGGACATTCTAAAAAATCTTCTCGAGGACCATCGTGGCATATATAATGTACTATGTTCTCCATTCCATAGGTTTGCCATTGCACCGATCTTATGCATCTATCTACTATATCTAAAGGTCTTTTATAGGTAGAAGTAATAATTGCGACTTTTGGTTTTAAATTCATAAAATCTTATTTAATTAAAATGGTAAATAAAATATGCACCAGACTTTAAATGAAAATTTTATAGGAACTATAGACAGTGTCAAAAAAGAAGGAAAGTTTTATCATGTTAAAGGTTGGGTAGTACCATTAATTTTTGCTGACTCTTGTGGGGTAAGTTGTGATGGTTTTATTAGCATCACTCCAGAAGAGAGACCAGACATTTATAAATTTTACAGAGAAGAACATATAAATTATTTAAGATGTGGATTTAATATAATTTTAGAACCCAAAACTGAGACTGTTAATATTTTAGTCAACGGAGAGATCACTTTTACGATTCGAGTAGAAATTTTAGAATCAGTTTTAATATCTAATAATCTTTCTAGTCCAGAAATTATTGTAGTGGATAATTTTTATAAAGATCCAGACAAAGTTAGAGATTATGCTTTGACTCAAAAATTTGTATCCAAGAAAGAATGTCTTAAAGGAGAAAGAACCTTAAAATCTTTTATACCTTCCTGGATTAAGGAAACCTTTGAAAGACATATAGGAAGACCTATTAAAGAGTTTACTGGTCCTTCTGGTATTTTCCAATATTTCACAGCGGAAGATCGTATTGTACATCGTATAGACGAACAAGAATATGCTGCTGTAATATACCTCAGCCCAGGAGCTCCTTTAACTACCGGGTTTTCAAATTTTAAAAGCAAAATTACTGGATTAACCCATTCCGCAATCCCTAAAGACACGCAGAGATTTGATTCTTCTGTTGCAGAAATTAATCAAAGATCTTTTAAAAATAACTTTTATGATAGACATAATTTAGAATCTGTAGACTGTGTTGCAAATATCTATAATAGATTAGTTATTTATAACTCTAAAGCTCTGCATGCCTCTACGGGATATTTTGGTTCAGATAAAGAAAATTCTCAATTAACTCATGTATTTTTCTTTAACTGTTAGATAAAACATTGCCCTGGCTGGCGCTGACCTTTGATAGCACACATATCTGCTCTTACATATGGAACTTTATTTTCCTCATGCCACTTACTTGGGTTATGAGTCTTTAAAATTACCTGTTGAAATCTTCCTTTATATTCTGGGATAAACTTTGAAAAGTTTTTATTGGTATAATAACGGAAACTCAATTCATTCCAAAAAGAGACGTGAAGTGGATCACAAAAAGCTCCACGACCATCTGTGGAAGGTACATCTACCAACAACCAACCTCCTGGAGCCAATATATCATAACAACGATTCATAAAATGAATCACTTCTTTACCAGCTGGAATAGAGGCTATTACATCATTAGCCTCAATACAACCCACACTATTAGGAGCTGCTTTATAGAAATCAGGTGTAGGATATTTTACTGTAGGAAGATTTTCTCTCTTACACCATTCCTGCACCAATCTACGAAGATATTTATCTGTATTATTATGTTGCTGTACCTGAACTGCTTGACAATTCTGAAGCCAAGAATTGGTTCCGTGAATGTAGTAAGTGTATAAAGGTTCTTCTAGAAAAATAAATTCACTACCAGCCAAATAAGTTTTAATTATCAAATCATGATCATCTCCAACAAATAATTTTTCATCATGACCCCCAGACAATTCATAAGCTTTCCTAGACCAAACCCTCACGTGATCCGGTGCATAAAAAATTTGACACAAAGATCTAGCATCTGGAAGAAAAGATTTATTGATAGTTTCTTTTTCATATGCATAATGTTCCCATCCATACACATTGCTATATAAATGAGGTTTGCCATCATGTCTTACTACAGTTTTGTCTGAATAAAGAAATGAATTAGGTTTGTCTACCATAGCATCATGAATCTTCCTCAGGGACGTGGGTAACAATTCATCATCATGATCTAGTTCTATAAAAACATCTCCAGTTGCTGCAGAACAAGCAAATTTCTTAAGAGCTCCAATATTTTTCATATCATTGGAACATCTGACAATTTTGACCCAACTTTTATTTTTAATATCTTCTGGAACCTCTACATTATTATTAGGAACAATAACCCATTCTACATCTAGTGTAGAATCTAATTCTATTTGTTTAATAATAGAATTGTACGGAAGATAAATCCATTGAATATTGTTGGTGGGTGTGAAAATTGAAAGTTTCATGATTTTAATTATCCATGTAAATAAAAAAAACCCAACATTAAAACAAAAAAAGAGCCTCTATTTTAATAGAGGCTCTTTCTATTTAATTTAATTTTAGATTAACCAAATATTAAAAACTTATAATCGCCAGGAGCTTCATTATTAAAAGTAAAGTCTAAACGATTTGAAGTAATAACTGTGGCTGCTACCAAGATAACATCTCCAGTGCTGACATTATAAACTACTGGTACAACATCTGTATTGAGATTATGATAAACACTTACAATTTCTGTAGCAGCACCGGTGAGGGTGTTGGTCTCTACATATTTTACCAAACCAACAGGTCCTTGATTGCCTTGATCACCCTGGGCGCCTTGGAATCCTTGATTGCCTTGGTCCCCTTGGAAACCTTGATTGCCTTGGAAACCTTGATTGCCTTGATCTCCCTGATTACCCTGGAAACCTTGATTGCCTTGATCGCCTTGGAATCCTTGATTGCCTTGATCGCCTTGGAATCCTTGATTGCCTTGGTCCCCTTGGAAACCTTGATTGCCTTGATCACCCTGATCTCCTTGATCACCCTGATCTCCTTGGAATCCTTGGTTGCCTTGATCCCCCTGAGCGCCTTGGAATCCTTGATCACCTTGATTGCCTTGGAATCCCTGATTACCTTGATCTCCCTGATCACCTTGGAATCCTTGATTGCCTTGATCCCCTTGGAATCCTTGATTGCCTTGATCACCCTGATTGCCTTGATCTCCTTGGAAACCTTGATTGCCTTGGTCTCCTTGGAAACCTTGATTGCCTTGGTCTCCCTGGTCTCCCTGGAAACCTTGATTTCCCTGGTCGCCTTGGAATCCTTGATTTCCCTGGTCGCCTTGGAATCCTTGATTTCCCTGGTCGCCTTGGAATCCCTGATTACCTTGGTCGCCTTGGTCGCCTTGATTGCCTTGGAATCCTTGATCGCCTTGATTTCCCTGAAACCCCTGATTACCTTGAAATCCTTGATCGCCTTGATCGCCTTGGAAACCTTGATCGCCTTGGAAACCTTGATCACCTTGGAAACCTTGATCACCCTGAAAACCTTGATTGCCTTGATCCCCTTGGAAGCCCTGGTTACCTTGATCCCCTTGGAAGCCCTGGTTACCTTGATCGCCTTGATCCCCTTGGAAACCTTGATTGCCTTGGTCTCCCTGGAATCCTTGGTTACCTTGATCCCCTTGGAAGCCCTGATTACCTTGATCACCCTGATCACCTTGGAATCCTTGATTGCCTTGATCTCCTTGGTTACCTTGATCTCCTTGGAAACCTTGATTGCCTTGGTCACCTTGATCTCCTTGGAATCCCTGATCTCCTTGGTCTCCTTGGAATCCTTGATTGCCTTGGTCTCCTTGATTGCCTTGATTGCCTTGGAAACCTTGATCTCCCATTGCAACTAAAAGACTCCATCTTACATTGTCTCCAGCCGGAACGTGGTTAGTGTTTGCTACTTCACATACATAACTAGAACCTTGATATTCTGCTATAAATCCAGCTAAGTAATGTGTGGCACTATTCCAAGGTCCTTTGAATATTAAGGCCATGGAAGGACTAATATCTCCATGAATATGTCCAGAAGCAGATATGGCTCCTACCACCGTTAATTTTTCATTTGGAAGTTCTGTTCCGATACCCACATAACCGGGTCTACTGGTGTGTCCGTCTACGAATAAACTAACCAACCCATTATCATCATAAAATGCTGCAATAGGAGCATCTCCAGTTTGAGTTACTAATAAAGCTGGACCCGTTCCTAGGTTAGTAATTGACAAAGCACTTGTCTCTGTAACATTGGTTTGAAAAGAGGTAAAGTCTCCTAACGCAGATAAACTACCAGTAATAAGAACATTACCAACTACATGAAGTTTTTCTGTTGGAGTGTTGATACCAATACCAACGTTCCCAGAGGCATAGATGTCAACTGAGCTTACACCCTGTGAGGCAGTGATATTAGTTGAGCTAACATCCTGTAGATTAAGATTTCCAGTATTTTGTAAATTAGATACGATTTGCAGAGCCATATGTGAATACTTATGCAGAAACTAGTCTCAATTTTATAAAAATTTTAATCTAATTAGAGATTATAATCAAATCTATCAAACACCCATTTTTCTGTTTTATATATAATATTTTTAGATTCTTCTGATATTTCTCTATTATATTCCTGTTTATTAGCAGTGTCGTTAACAGTTTGATCTGTGTAAAGAACACTTCCGTTTACTAATGTTGCAACATCAGACCAATAGGAACTGTTTTGATATTAATGATTAAGCATTAACTCAATGACACTACACCATATCCGTCTGTGTTAACATAATAATCTCCCTCATAAAATGCAATATTGTTTGCAGTGGCATTTGTATGTTGACCTGTGTAAAGATGGCTACCATTAGATAATGTCTGATCATCAGACCAATAAGCGTCATGACTTTTTTGTTGGTATAATTGCTATATATTATTCAAGCGATTGACTGTTATTTAAATAGTGTCAATCGCTTGAGTTGTATTATATGATGTTAACAATATCCTTGATATACTCCTTCAGCGTAGTAACTATTATTGAAGCAGCCACGCGCAACTACAGCAACACCACTTGAGTAAGTGTAGTAGTTACTGTTGTCTTGAGCTTGTTGAGGTGTCATGCTATCAGTATAGTTAGTATCAATTACACCACCACTATAGTAGCCATCACTATAAGCTCCATTACCATGATTGCCTGTACCATAATAAGTAGCAACACCACTTGAGTAAGTGTAGTAGTTACTGTTGTCTTGAGCTTGTGTTGGAGTTCCGGTATCACCAGCACCACTTATTGCACCATTACTATAATAACCATCACTATAATAACCACTTGCAGCTGTAGCAACACCACTTGAGTAAGTGTAGTAATTAGAGTCGTCTTGAGCTTGTTGAGGCGTAGAGTTTGAATAGCCGGTATTTATATTAATAGAATTATTATAGTATCCGTGACTATAGGCGCCGTTGTAAGTACTCAACGTCACTACACCGCTTCCGTTTGTATTGACGTAATAGTCTCCTTCAGTAAACTGAGTTATGCTGTTAGCAGTTGAGTTGTTGTGTTGACCTTCGTAGAGAATACTTCCATTTGCTAATGTTGCATCATCTGAATAGTAAGAACCGTGGGAATATGTATGGGTAATAACATAAGTCAAATTTACTAC